TGTACCAACAGCTACTCCAAAAAATCTAATGGGTTCGGAAAAGGAAGTAAACTACAAAAAGCGTTATGATGATTTAAAACGTCATTATGACCATAAATTAAATGAATGGAAAGCTAAAGAACAAACTTTAATGGCAGAAAAGAAGTTAGGTAACACTAAACTTCCAAAAACTCCACAAGAGTTAGAAGACTTTAGAAATAAATACCCAGACGTTTATGATGTAGTTCAATCTATTTCAACACTTAACGCAGAAAACAAAGTGAAAGAAATAGAAGGAAGGTTAGAAGAATTAACGGAAAAAGAACAAGATGCAATAGTTCGCACTGCTGAACAAGAGCTTCTTGCTATTCATCCAGACTTTACAGATCTAAGAGAAACTGATGATTTTAAACAGTGGCTTGAAGATCAACCCCCTAGCATTTCTGATGGTCTATACAAAAACAACACAGATTCTCGTTGGGCATCTCGTGTTATCGATCTATATAAGGCTGATCGTGGAACACGTACAAAAAAGACATCTTCCAAAGCTTCTGCTCAGTCTGTAACAAGAACAAGTCGTACAGATGCACCCAGAAAAAAAGAAGATAGAATTTGGACACGTGATGAAATTGCTAAACTGAAGCCACATGAATTTGCTAAGTTAGAAGAGGAAATTGATAAGGCATCACGTGAAGGCAGAATAACTTAAACTTTTAACTAAATTAGGGAGAATCGTTGATGGCATTTACATCAGCAGCAGGTTACGCAAACTTACCTAATGGTAATTTCGTACCTCAAATATTTAGCCAAAAAGTTCTCAAGTTCTTCCGTAGAGCTTCCGTAGTTGAAGATATTACGAATACTGACTATACAGGGGAAATTGAAAACTTTGGCGACACAGTCAAGATAATTAAAGAACCACAAATTTCTGTGAGAAGTTACACTCGTGGAACTGCTGTAGCAACTGAAGATCTATTAGATGAGCAGATTACTATGACAGTCGATCAAGGTAACTACTTTGCATTTAAAGTGGATGACGTTGAAGAAAGACACAGTCATATTAACTTTGAAGCATTAGCAACTTCTTCAGGTGCTTATGCTCTTAAAAGAAAGTATGATGCTAATGTTCTTGAAAGCATGACAACTGGTGCAGGAATTGCAGGTAACGCTACAGACGAAGCAACAGGAGCTACTGTAACAAACAGTTCTCTTGGTACTCACAGTTCACCAATCCAAGTATCAGCTTCAGGTGACACAGGTCCAGACGCTGCGTTAAACTTGATTGCTTTAATGGGTAGACTACTAGACGAAAACAACGTACCTGAAGATGGTCGTTGGTTTGTAGCTCCACCTTTCTTTTATGAAGCTCTTGCGAAAGCAGACTCTAAGCTTATCCAAGTACAGATCACAGGAGATCAACAGTCTATTGTGAGAAACGGAAGAGTTTTAGATGGTCTTTTACATGGTATGAGATTATATAAAACTAACTCATTTGATGATTCCACAACAGGAACAGATGTAGTTAATCCCGGTGCAGCAGGTAAGTTCTACTGTTTAGCAGGTCATATGTCTAGCACATCTACAGCTTCTCACATTTCTAAAACAGAAGTCGTAAGAGATACAGAATCTTTCTCAGACATCATCAGAGGATTACATATCTTCGGAAGAAAAGTCTTAAGAAAAGAATCTTTAGCTCTTGGCGTTGTAAACTAAGGGGGTGAAGAATGGCTACTTATGATTTAACAACTGGTCAAGGCACAGGGGTGGCAGGTACATCCACTGGTCTTTCTAAAATGATGATGATCGAAAAGGTCTTTGATGCAAAGAAATTTGCTGATAACGGTAATACAATGGCAAACGGTGATATTATTCAATTGATTGATATCCCTGCTGAATGTTATATATTACACGTTGGAGCAGAAGTTCTTACAGCATTTGATCCGGGAAGTTCATTAACTGTTGACATCGACTTCGGTGAAGGTGACGATATAGTTGATGGGCATGACGTAACTTCTGCAGGATACTGTGCTGCAGGATCTAACGGTCATACAGACTACACTGCTGTTTCTACTTATGTTAATAGATACACAGCAACTGATACTATCGACATCAAGTGCATCCTTTCAGGATCAGCACCTACTGTTGGTAAACTCAGAGTGTACGCAATTCTTATCGATATCTCAGGTAAGATTGAAGAAGACTTATTAACAAGTTCTACTAACGTACAATAATTAATTATATAGGAGCAGCTTTAGGGTTGCTCCTATACACAGGTTTAAAGAATATGTTTTATGGCAAGTACATACCTCACACTAGTAAACAATGTATTACGTGATCTCAATGAGGTTGAGCTTACCTCTAGCACCTTTTCAAGCTCTCGTGGTATTCAAACATCTACCAAAGACTACGTTAACAGAGCAATCAGTGATTTAATAAATGCAGAACTAAACTGGTCTTTTACAAGAGCAGAAGGTTCTCTCAACATAATAGCAGGTAAACAACTTTACGATAAATCTGCTGTATCATCTTCATTAAAATATATTGACTATGATACTATGTTTCTAGAACCAAGAGATTTTATTACAAACGGTGACTATGAGATTAGTGGTTCAGCTTCTATAACAGGGTGGACAACTGTATCTGGTTCGCCTTCTGCTAGTTCTAAATTTGGAAACACGTTACTACTTACATCTGCAGTTGTTACACAATCTGTTGGTGATCTTGTTGTAGGTGAAGAGTACATAATTAGCACACAGATTACAGGTTCTACTGCCACTCTAAAAGTCGGCACTACATCAAACGGCACAGAAACAACTACAGCTACACTTACTGTAGACAACACAAACGAAACAGAATTTTTAGAAACTACCTTCACAGCAACAGCTACAACACATTTCATTACTCTTGCTGAAACAGATGGTAACAATGCACATATTAAACGTATATCTCTTGTTGAAAAGGATGTAAATCCAAAGAAACTAGAATACGTTAGTTACGAAGAATGGAACTCAAGATACAGAGAACGAGATTCACTAGCTGATAAAAACAAGTTTGACGTTCCTGACTTTGTATTTACAACATATAATGAAGAGATTGGTGTTACACCTATACCAATAAAATCAAACTACGTATTAAAGTTTGACTATTACATTACACATACAGATCTATCTGCAGCAACAGATACTTCTATAATTCCTGCACGATTTGAAACAATAATAACATCTAAAGCAAAGTATTACGCATATACCTTACGAGGTGAAATCCCTAACGCCCAACTTGCTAAACAAGACTTTGACAACGGAGTCAAGCGTATGCGAGTTGAATTAATAAATCGTAAGAACTACATGAGAGCAGTCTAATGCCTGATTTAGCTCAAAATCAACCTTTTGCATTTACTTGTGAAGGTGGTCTTGTAAAAAACGCATCTACTTTTATAATGCAGCCCGGACAGGCATTAGAACTTTTAAACTTTGAACCTGATATAAAAGGTGGTTACAGAAGAATAAGTGGTTTTAGAAGACAAATAAATCATGTAGTTCCTTTTACAACTGCTAGTTCAGAAAAAGTTTTAATGGTAGCTTTTTTTAACAATAATATTTTAGCTGCACGTGGAGAAAAAATATTTAGTTCAGCATCAACTGAATTATCTTTAAAAATTTTGCAAGCAACTGGAATGACAGGATCTGGAACTATAACAGTTGACAGCACATCAGGGTTTAGTTCTAGTGGTACATTACAAATTAATTCTGAAATATTTACATACACAGGCAAAACAAGCACAACTTTTACAGGAGTAACACGAGCAACAAGTTCAACATCTGCTGCGGCACATGCTGTAGACGATGCAGTATCTGAAAGTTGGACAGAAAGAGATACAGGCAGAACAAATGCAAGTAAATATACTTTTGAACGATTTAATTTTGATGGCAACGATAAAATAATTGTAACGGATGGCACAAATGACCCAACGGTATTTAATACTTCTTTAGCAGCCACAGATGTTACGGAATCAAGTGTTGAAGGTGCAAAGTTTGTAACGGCATTTAAAAGTCATATGTTTTACGCTGGTATGTCTAGCACACCACAGGAGTTAGTATTTAGTCAACCTTTTGATGAAGATGCATTTAATAGTGGCAGTGGTGCAGGAAGTATAAAAGTTGATGATACTATTGTAGGACTAAAAGCTTTCCGTGGCGATTTATTCGTATTTTGTGAAAACAGAATATTTAAACTATCAGGAACTTCGTCAAGTGATTTTGCGATAACACCTGTAACAAGAAACATTGGTTGTGTAAACGGAGACACAATACAGGAATTTGCAGGTGACTTAATATTCTTAGGACCTGATGGATTACGTACAG